ATGTTTCTTTTTTGTTAGTCTGAATATTTCGATATAGAACCAGCTCTCCCAGAAGTCTGGAGAATGCCCGACGTATCTTTTTGCAAGTTTTTTGGGAAGCAGTTTAAATCCCTTGTCAGAGCCAGTCTCGTCACGTCTAAGCGATTTTCTCTCCTTCATTAGTATTTGCCTAAGTGGGACATTTTTGAAGCCATTACCGCTAAACTTTCTATCAAGCAAAGCAGGTTCAATAGATATTCCTCTTTCCTTTATTTCTGTGTAGAACATAAAGGCACACTGCGATTTTAAGTCTTTGTATAAATACTTAATACCTTCTTCCTCCTTCCTATCAAGAGCAATTGGCGCAGCTTGGTTGTTAAATGGAACAGCGTTAGGGAAAAACCCCTTGAAGTATTGCCCAATACCTTGCATATCATATGTAAAATTGCATTCCTCTACTCCCCACTCGCGCAACTTTGACTGTACGACCGACACTATTGTTTTTGAATCAAGACGCATAACAATCAAATCTTTCGTGTGCCTTCCAATCCAGTGCCACATGACAAAGTTATCACCGCCAGTAAATGCAATGTCGGCTGAGGCACGATGTATTTCGTCACCAAGTTGTATAGTGTTATTGAAGATACCCTCCAAATCCTCAATCTTCACCATATCATCTCCAGCAGCCTTCCAATTCCAGTTAGCTTCAAGGTCACGCATACGTTGTTCCTCGTCCTGTTGTGCAAGGTTAGCAATATACGAAGCGTCTGTACTAATAAGCTTTATGTTCTCAGAAACATCTGCCCGAATAAATGTTACAGACTTTATAAACATATCGAGCTTTGTGTAACCGAGTTCTTCATAACTATCCTTCCAAAGAGAATCAATAAGTTCTGAGCATTGCTCATATACTTCTTCTCTTGTGTTTCCCCAAAAAATAGAATCAGGCGTATCTCCGTCCATAAAGCAATATCGTATCTGGCAATCTCTTTCTGGAATAATGTAACCTTCTTCGTCAACCCACCAGTCAATAAACTTTCTCACCCAACTTTCTGGGTCAGGATTACACGTTATCCAAAACCTATTCCTGATGTGAGAAGCGTTACGGTTATTTGTTAAGAGATACTTGAATTTCTTATACTCAATCTGTGTTCCCTCGTCAATAGCAATGTAAGCGTATTGTCGCCCCTGAAATCTATTCTTGAAATCTTGATAAGCACCTGCGTAGTATGAGAACTTCAACCAACCTCCGTTTTGGAAATTCCAAGTCATATCATTCTGTGACTTGTTGTATATGCCAAATTGAGAATAGACTTTATAGGAATCTGAGATTAGGGAGTCAAGGTCATTTTTTTCTTTACGAAGTATAAGTCCATGGAAATCAGAATTGCGTATATCTTTGAGGGTTTCCATGAGTGCAGAGAAGGACTTGCTGTTATGAGTGACGATGAAATCCTCAACCATAAACAGAGAATTTGTATTATTGACAGCAATACAACAACATTCTTTTTCGCCAACGTATTCAAAATCAACAATATGTCTTCCCAATTCACTCACCCCTCCGTTATATTCTGTACAAAGTGCTTTCTTTCGTGTTAGCCTAAATAGTCTATGAGAATCATTTATACGAATATAAACATCGTAATAATCAGAAGCCTCTATTCTTTTGCCATCCTTTACGTAGTGGTTTTCGCACTTAGATATGGTTGCCAACCCACCGAGGCTATTTATTAAGAATTTCATATCCTCTGCAAGTTGCTTGCTTACGGTAGAGAAAGAACAATGTCCCCTTTTATCTATTGTTCCGTCTGTGTCCATAAGCCCTTGAACGATAGCAATACGAGTGTCAACTGTACCCCACTTATATACGTTTGGGACGAATTTAGAGAACGCATTGTGGTTATAGAGTTTTAAGCCTTCAAGGTCATTACGAAGAGAAGCGTTGGTAATGCGGTAATCTTTAGCAGCGTTATTCTCTTTTTGAGCATAATTAGACATGTCAAATCCGCTTTTCTCAAACTCTTCTACAATTTCTTTATCTGCGCTTGAAAGCAAAGCGTCATAACTACCGTTCTTTACGCATTCCGTAATACAGCCGTCACCCAGCAACGCACCAATTATATATGGTGATGTTGTCGGCTTGTAGTGACGATTACCCCAACTCCTTGTGAATTTAATAGGTTCACATAGAGGGATAATCAATCTACTATTCTTAATCTCTCCATTTTTTACTTTTGTAAGATGTTCGACTATCATTTGGGTAGTCCATACCCTAAAGTCGTCCTGTAATGATAAGTTGTTAAGTTTACGCTTTTTGCTTACATAACAAGTCTTTCGTACATTCCACAAATGGTCGTAAGAAGCGATGACTTCTGAGCCGTCCACAAATTTGAGCTTATAGGCAGGAAGCATCCCGTGGTCTTTTCTGTAAACAACTCGTTGCATACCACCATCGGTACCACTAATTATATCGCCACTTTTCAAATCGCCTATTCTTCGATACCCAAATGGGGTAACTACACGCGTATCAACAAGTAGTGGGCCGCCGCGACTGCCGCCTATTATCTTAATATCAGCGTCTACCGACAGTATTCGTTCTTGCGCTCCCTTTTGTGCAATGATTTTTAATTTATCTGGAGACTTACGGTCAGCATCACGCAAGAACTGTATGTATTCCTGTGTATAAACCTTATCACCATTATGTAACGTTAACCCTGAAAGTTTTTCCATTTAATCACAAATAGCATAAATATACAATATTATTTGCAAAAATATACATTTTTATTTGGAATATTCATTTTTTATACATATTTTTGCTTTCAAATTGCATATATATTCAAATATTTCGCAGAATGGCGCAGTGGTAGCGCAGTTGTTTCATAATCAACAGGTCGAAGGTTCGATTCCTTCTTCTGCAACGATTAATCAACAGGATAACACTAATGAATAGAGAAGAACTCAGAGAATTAGTAACAAAGAATTTGGGAAGCACCCAGTTAAAACTTAGCGAGCGGACCATCAATGAAGAACTTGATGACGTTTTAGGTGATTTTGGAGACAACGAGGACGAAAATTCCAAGTTAGTCGAAAGAGTTGCAAACCGATTGAAGCGAATGGACGGCAATCTCCACGCTGATGTCTCAAAAGAGATTAAGGAGTATAAGGAGAATGTTGGAAAGAAGCAGAATGAAGGTAACGAAGGGGGCGGCAAGAAAAACGAAGCTGGTGATGGTAGCGTTAGCGAAGTCATGGAAGAGCTGAGAAAAATGAAGGCTGAACTCGCAGAGGAACGTAACATTCGCAAGCAAGAGCAGGCCGAGAGAGCGAAGCACGCTACAATGGATTCTGTCAGAAAAGGTCTTAGGGAGAAGTTTGAAAACGCAGGTTTGAAATTCAACGACTTCTTTGCCAAGTCCGCCCTTTCAAAGCTCGAAATTCCGAATGAGAATGTCGATTTAAAATCTCTTGTTGAGCAAGCGGAGAGGTTGTACAATGCAGACATCAAGGAAGCTGGCGTTGAAATCGGTAAACCACATGCAGGTGGCAATGGTGGTGGTAAGGAGGAAAAAGAAGACTGGAGCGATGTTGGTAACATCGTTGGACGACACAACCCAAAGACCGAATAATAAGTATTCAGTTTAACAATTAACATTAATCAAAGATGACAGAACTTGATTTTTATCAGCAAAGGATTCTCAATGCAGGAGCTTTCCAAGGTACTGTACTGATTCAGGCTCATGGCGAGATTGGCGGCAGTCGCAACGTATTCGTTAAGTTGCAGTCAAGCGCAAAGAATGGGTTGGTTTACCCAACAGTCGGTGGAGTTCTCGTAAATCCTTTTAAGGGCAATGCAAAGATTTATGCAGGTGACCTTTTAGAGTACAATCCAGGTATCGAAGGTGATACAGGTGCTACTATTAAGATTATGAAGACCTATGAGGTGGCTAAGGCTGCATCGACAACCGAGGTCCTCATTAAGCGTGACGGATTCCGTCATATCCCATTCGTGGGTGATATTCTCATGGTTGCGCCAAACACTCTTACGGGTACAGGTACAGGTGTTACTGTTACCGCAGTTGAAGCAACGAAAGATAACACCGCAGGTAATGTTTGGAAGTTGACAGTTAGTGCTGCCGTTACCGCAGCTATTGGTGCAGTTCTCGTGGAAGCAGACAAGGCTGGCGCAGGTGCTAAGGCTATTGTTTCTAACCCTAACTGCTATGCACCATCTGACTTCGATTTCGTGTACAACCCAGCTACAACAAACAACGACTTCGAGGGTGCACGCTATCTGTTCACCCCATGTCTTGCTAACGAGAGTACTGTGCTTTACAAAGCAAAGATGTCCCCAATACCAGCAAGTGTTCTCGCACTGAACACAAGTAAGGTCGCAGGTTGGTTCTCACTCTAATGTTTCACACTTAAAAGGTATAACGAAATGGCAAAATACAATTTTGAAGATTCAAGATACGCTAAGTTCTTTGCAAGTCCAGAGAACAACCGTTTCTTGCAATCATTCCTTGATAATAGTGCTTTGTTCTACACTAACTATGGTTGGTACAAGACACAAGGTCGTAAAGCAGCAACAGAGACACCATCTCAAGCAGACGGCACAGCAGTATTCTCTGCTAAGGCTCGTAAGTTGCAGGCACCTCATTTGATGGATCTTCGAGCACCGCTTGGGGATAGTAACCAGACAGACAGCTCAACCGAGAAGTTCTATACGGGGTCAATTCCTGACTTTATCGCAGAGGGTATCGTTGAGACCGCAGCGGAGCGCAATTACAAGGTTCAAATGTTTGAACAGTTCGGTAATGACGCAGACATCGTTGCTACTTATGTCGGCAAATTGCAGGATAAGTTCAATGCAGTTGATGCGACCATGAATTTCATGACTGCTCAACTCATGAGTACTGCAAAGATTGACTACACGGGTATTGGTCGTGGTATTCAGCTTCCTCTTCACGATGCGAAAGTCCCTACAGAAAACTTCTTGAAGGCAGGTACAAAGGCATGGTCAGATCCAACTTGCGAACTTCTTACACAGATGCGAGTGTTGGAGGACAAGGTGCGTCATCAAATGGGTGACTACGCAGGTCCAATGGTATGGCAGATGACTCGTAACGACTTCTATAACATCTTCCTAAAGAACAAGGAGGTTCGTGAGTTCGTTTCCAATTATCGCAAGTTAAACTTCCTTGCTTCAACACAGGAAATTCCTGTTGTCGCATCGGAGTGGAATAAGGCGGTTGTTGACTTAGAGGGTGTATCTCCTATTGAACTTGTCGTTGAGCAAGAAAGTAATAAGACACACTCTAAAGAAGAGGTTGTTAAGGGCTGGAAGGATGGTACAGCTGTTCTCCGTCCAGCAGGCGATGCAGTCGAGTTTGCGCACAAAGCAATTCTTGATGAGCAGATGGTAAAGCTGTTTGGTGCTAACGCTATCACAACTGTATTTGCTCGTGGTAATGACGGTCTTTCCCTCGTTGTTAACTCAACGATGGATAATGGTCGCTTCAAGGAGTGGCACACTGACGTTATGCTGTCAGCTTGTCCTGTTCTCATTGAGTTCCCTAACCACTACATCATCGACATTAAGACAGCAGACTAATGTCGTAACAGTTAAATTGTAATTGTATGGATTCAGTATCAGAAGTAGAAAAGACCTACACGATTGAGGATTATATCCTTGCAAAGGTTAAGTTTGAAGTGCCTGTCGATGCACTATATCCAATTTTCATTGACAGAGGATTTGAAAAATCAACTCCAATCATTGATTGTAACATGGATAAAGTTCGACTTGCATACGCTGACCTTTTGAAATGGATGGTTCTTGGTCCAAGTAAGGTTAATAACACTTCTGATACTGATAATGGATGGACACACTCGTCTGGCGGTTATCAGCTTACAAATGATGACATTAAGGAGTTGAAAAACGAAGCTAATGCCATTTATAAGGAACTGGAGCCGTCTTCTGTCTTTGGAAGAAAAACTACTTTCAGAATGAATAGTGGTGGAATAAAGCCTGCCAATTTTGACTTGGTCGGCAATCCTCTTCCACATATCATTCGTTAAGAAGTAAGATTATGAGAAAGGAAGTTATAAGCAATCCTCGTTATCCTCACATGATTAAGATTGTGCGCATCTTGGAAGAGGTTGTGCCTGTTGAAAACGCAAGTGAGCTTGAAGATGAGGACCCATTTGCTTCAAATGACACTTCCACTCCTCAAACCAAGACAGAGCGAAAAGAGGTGGTTCTTTATGAGGGATGCGGACGCTCGTTTACTGACACGACAACCAATGGCATGGGTAAGGTTGATATAAACAAGAGGAAGGCTTCAATTCCTGTCAGATATGACAAATGGGAAGCTGGCAAACTGCCTCTTGATGGAGATACAATCTACACTACCGTTGGGAACAACACAGAAGAAGGTCGTGTTCGCGATTGTGAGCCTGATAATGATAGAACGATTGTTTATTGGGAACTTGTAAGAGTATAGGTGTATGTATCAAGAA